AAGGGCGATATATGAACAGTGCAGACTTTATAATCATAATTACAATTACTGGGATAATGGCGGCGTTTATTAAAGCCGCTTATACATTGGGATACCGACAAGGGCACGGCGAGGGCTACTTACGAGGTCGGGCTATCGTGCAAGCTCTCAAAGATAAGAGCCTAATCTAATGGGATTCTTAGATAACTACGAGGATGTAAATACTCGCATTAAGCGCTTTAGATCAGAATTCCCTACGGGCCGTTTAGTGGCCTTTATCGAGGACCTTGACCTAGTCAAAGGTACGATCCTAGTGAGAGCTGAAGCGTATCGTGAGTACGAGGATGCGCTACCTAGCGCCGTCGATTACGCTTTTGGCAACGTAGCGACACTGCCTCAAAATATGAAAAAATGGTTTATCGAGGACTGTCTTACGTCCAGCTACGGTAGAGTTATCGGCCTTTTATCACCTAGTGATGGTGGCAGACCTACCGTACAGGATATGCAAAAGGTAGAGACGGCTGCAGCTGAGCCCGATTACTGGACTACTAAATTCGTAGCCGACGATATACCTACCTTAGGTAAAGCGATCGAGACGATCGAGCAGGGCTTAGGCGGCGTACTACCGGATGCAGCTCCGAGGTGTGTTCACGGCACGATGGTATGGGCTGAGGGCAAAAGCGCCAAGACCGGTAAAGACTGGGCCGCGTACAAGTGCACCGAGCGAGCACGCGATAAACAGTGCGAACCCATATGGCAAGTGATCGGCAGCGACGGTAAATGGCGAGCCCAATAATGACCGAGCAGAGCCTCTTTGACTACATCAAGGCCACATATCTAGAGGATCTTGAGAAGTCCGAGCACGAGTATGAGTACATAGATGCTACGAGTACCGGATATAGGCTCACTATCGAGCTCAAATGCCGGCATACGCATTACGACGAGCTCATACTTGAAAAGGATAAGTACGAGTCGCTAATGACTCGGGCTAATCACCTGGGCTTTACTCCTTTTTACATTAACTCAACGCCTAACGGCATATACGCGTTCAACCTACGCAAAATAACGGTTACTTGGACTACTAAGCGCTTACCCTCTAACACAATGGAAAACGGTCCAGCGATCGATAAAGAGATAGCGCTACTACACATAGATAAGGCGGTAAAACTATAATGGGCGAAATGACATTTATTAAGGCTGGAATAGCTACGACGATTCACGATAATGGCGATGTAACGAGCAGGGTAACTGCAATATGCGACGGATGCCATAAGGAGAGTAGCCCGGACAATGGCCGGACGGTCGTAGATACTGGCGGCGAGGTCCTACTATGGTTATGCGAGGCCTGTAAAGGATGACTATATATAAATACGAGTGCAGACCGTGTAAAAAGGTGACAGATCAGATCGAGCGCATTATTACAGATAACCTACCGCCATACGTAAAGACGTTGCAGTGTACTAAGTGCGGCGTTATAGGCGTTTGTATGGTGGAGGAGCCTAAAGATGCCAGCGTATGAGTATGAGTGTATAAGCTGCAATATCCGGTATGAAGTTACTGCGCCAATAGGTGAAAACGTAGCGCCTTTATGCTGTGGTCATACGATGCGCCAAGTCTACGGCGTGCCCGGTGTGAGCTTTAAGGGCACGGGCTGGGGTAAAGATGCCTGATTATGTAATCTTCCTTATGGGAGTAATAGTCGGAGCTACTATATGTATAGTCGAGTACTACCTAATAGAAAAATTATTGAACGATGCTTAATAGTTATCCACAGGAGTTATCCACAGGCACCTTAAAGGTGTGGATGACACGCAGGACATACGCTCAAGTTATCCACATATTTGACTATGTACTTGACAGACGATTACGCTCTACACTCGCAGGCGAGCCGCTGAGGCGGATAGCTCGCAGGCGATGTATAGCGTTGGTGGCCGGTCTATTGCTATTAGTAAATAGCCCTCAGGCAGTAGCGGTAAGTACTGCAAGAGATGTAAATAACTACAAACTCTATGCACATATAAAACTTAAGGATGCTAAACAATATAGATGCTTAGAGCTCTTATGGGATAAAGAGAGTAACTGGAATCCAAGAGCTGATAACCCTAAGAGCACTGCATATGGGATACCCCAGCTACTCAAGCTCAAGGCTAAAGATCCATATACTCAAATGGATTTAGGATTGAAGTATATAAAGCATAGGCACCTCACACCTTGTAAAGCATTGGACTATCATAAAAAGACTGGTCATTACTAATGGTGCACGGTAGTAGAGACCCTAGGCTGACACGTAAGTACAAAGCGCAGCGTGAGGTAGTCCTAGCAAGAGACGGATACACGTGTTACTACTGCGGTCAGGATGCTTATACGGTGGATCACATTGTAAGTATCAAAGCTGGAGGAGATCCTATTAGCCTTGAGAATATGGTCGCGTGCTGTAAACGATGCAATTCAAGCAAGGGTTCACGCTCACAGGGCGTTTTTTTAGCACGCTTGGCTACCCCCCCTGCCTTATCGACCTATACCTCCCCGATGACCACTGGTACAGTCCCTAGCGGTCCCTGTGTGGGCCAAAACGAACAGGATTGATCAGACTATGACCCAAATGAAAACGGCCCGTATGGGGGCTACTGAGCCTCGATTACATAGCCCGTACCTCGGAGGTAAAAACCGAGGCGAGGAGATTGCGCAGCTGGCAGATAGCATCGGCCTACCGCTGATGCCTTGGCAAGATTTTGTAATTCGAGATATGACCTCTGTGGATGACGATAATATGTTTATCCGGAAAACAAACCTAGTTTTATGCGCTCGCCAACAGGGTAAGACTCACCTCGCGCGTATGATGATATTAGGGCATATGTATTTATTCGATAGCCCTAACGTGCTCATTATGAGCTCTAATAGATCGATGGCTTTAGAGACCTTTAGGCAAGTGGCCTACGCTATAGAGGGCTCGGACGAACTGGGCCGGCAGGTTAAACAGATCCGGTATGCCAATGGTACCGAGTCGATCGAGCTTAAAAACGGGCACCGGCTAGATGTAGTCGCTGCGACTCGCGACGGTTCAAGAGGACGTAGCGCCAGCCTATTATTCGTCGATGAAATCCGTGAAATCTCGGAGGAGGGCTTTAGAGCTGCAACCCCTACAACACGCGCTAAGCCAAATGCTCAAACGCTTTTATGCTCAAATGCCGGAGATAGTTTTAGTACCGTGCTTAACGATCTAGTCGAGCGCGCTAGAAGTACACCGCCTAAGTCTTTTGGTTACTACGAGTACTCAGCTCCACCTTTTGCCAAGATCACCGACCGCGATGCGTGGGCTATGGCTAACCCGGCGCTCGGCTACACCGTTACCGAGGAGGCACTCGAGGAGGCAGTAGCTACACAGCCAATAGAGACCACGAAAACCGAGCTACTTTGTCAATGGGTCAGCAGTAGCCAATCACCTTGGCCGCATATGTCGGTTGAGGAGGCCGGCGATAAGGATCTCAAGCTCGTACCCGGGCCTCTTACTATTTTCGCTTTCGACGTGGCACCGTCGAGGCGCGATGGCTCGCTTGTAATGGGCCAAGTCCTCGCAGACGGCCGTATAGGCGTAGCCGTGCTCGAGATATTCCACTCGGACGTATCCATCGATGAGCTCTTTGTAGCAAACGCGATCGCTAAATGGGCAAAAATTTACTATCCGCGCCAAGTGGCATATGACAAATATACGACCGCCTCAATAGCCAAACGCCTCGAGGTAAACGGCATACAGATCCTAGACATATCCGGCACTAAGGGCTATCAGGCCTCAGGGGATCTCTATGAAGCTCTCTCTAATAAGCGGCTCGTGCACTCGGGCCAAGATGAACTCGTTACCTCTATGGCTAACTGCGCAGCTAAAGAAAGCGATGCGAGCTGGCGTATCATCCGGAGAAAATCAGCCGGACCGGTCGATATTGCAATCGGACTAAGTATGGTCGTACACGTACTTACTCAGCCTTTAGGTGAGGCTAAAGTATACAGTTAGACACGCGCTCTATAGCCGTATTTATGCTTGACAATATGGGAAAATGCGCTCTATGGGATTACTACA